TTGTATGATGTACCAACAGGCGGAAAATCAAAGTCCACGAAAGAGTTGGTATCGTCCTTTTGCTGATTATGAGCCAATTGTACAACAGGTTTGGGAAGGGGAGGAAAATGACCTGCAGATGCTTTTCATGTCCCTTCAGGAATATATAGGTGGGGAGATGCTCAGTGGAGTTGGTGACCTTTGTAGGATTTCAAGTTGGGGAATTGATAGCGAAGGCTATTTTAAATTGGTTGATTACGGGCTTACTGACGAGGTATTTGATAATTTTTATAAAAGGAGATAGTTATGCCGGTGTTCAATAATGGGGAGGTGAAGAGACGAAACCCAATAACAAGAAATAGCATGTTTATGAGTCAATCTGATTTTGATTATGAAATGATGATTGGCCGTAACTATGTTGAACAGGATATGGGGCAGACTATAGTTCTTTATGAAGTTGACCTTGATAATACCAAGATAAATGATATCTATATGGATTCAGAGAAAGATGGTATTAGGTTTAAAACCCCTGTTGAATTACCTGTTGTTTATGAACTTGAAGAACCTGACCTTAAACAATATGATAAAACACATCAGAAGGGTGTTTATGTTAAGATGGGTAAATTAACCTTTGGTGTTTATGAAATGACCCTTGTTGAAAATGAATGTGATATCAAACGAGGTGATTACATTGGTTTGCAGGTTACTCCTGAAAAAATGGAGTTTTTTACGGTTATTGACGATGGTAGGATGAATTATGCGAATAAGATGAGTTACTATGGAAGACAGCCTTATTATAGGAAGGTAGTCTGTGCTTCTGTGGATAAAAATGAATTTAATGGGTGATGTTAAGAAAACGAATGAATAAATATAGTCTTCCTCTCAGAGAAGACCCAACGCCTCCTGAACAAAGAAAGAATCTTACTAAAGAGATTCTTAGAGATTCTACGTTTTTTCCTAAAACAGTTGAATATAAAGATATTGATGAGGCTTTTAAGGAATGGGTAGAGGAAGATTTAAGAATTGTTTTTGAAGATGAGGCGTTACCAACATATGCTCTCTTTTCTAATCAGAGGTTTTCGGAATATGCTCAGATGTGGGATGGGGTCGACGAAAACAGAAACCTTAAAATGAATTTTAAAGTCATTACAAGGGATAATAACCCTAAAGATAGTTCAATGTATGCCAAGGCAGGAAACATTCCAATCAATACGAAATATCTGATGATGAGAAAAGAAATTCTCAATGATGAAGGGAAAAAATGTTATCTTGAATATAGAGTGGCACAACCTGTTACGGTTGATTTATCTTATAGGATTATGTTGGTTACTAATAAGTATGAACTTCTTAATGAATTCAATTCATTAGTTCATAGTAAGTTTTCTTCAATACAGGCATATATTTTTCCAAATGACCATCCAATGCCAATGAGATTGGTTAACGTTTCTGATGAATCTGATTATACTGTTGATGACCGTCAGTATTTTGCTCAGGTTTTCGAAATAAAACTTTCAGGATATATCTTGAAGCAAGATGATTTTGAGGAAAGGCTTGTTCCGATTATGAATCTTTCTTGTCTTTCTGTTGAAGGTAATCGTGTAAAGAAAGCCGATGTTGAAATTGAGGAAGTGGAAGAAGATTCTGAGATTCCTTGTTGGGTTGCTTCTGAAGACCGTTATTATAATCAGCCCGTAACTATTACAATGACGTACCTCACTTGTGATTCTGACCGTCGTGAATTTGAAATTGATTGTAAAGTTCTAATAAAGAAAATTGAGACAACGAATGTTCGACAATATAAGATAAGGGTTAATGGTGAAGTTGTTGTAGTTGATGAAGATGGTTTATATCTTGAAGAGGGTGATGTAATTAATGTCAATATCGCAAGAATCAATAAAATGAAGGATTCAAAGATAGTGTTTTATGGTGAGAATCCTGATGTGATTTATGACAAAATGAATGATGTACCTGAATCGGCTCTTGATGAGATAAATATTTCTCAAGAAATTGAGGTGCAATAATATCAAACTTTTGTTTTTTGGATATTTACAACTATTTATATTGAAAATAAACAGATAAAAATTATATAACAATGATAGGCAATGCTAGAGGGTCACATTCTTCACCCGGCATCTATACTAAAGAGATAGATTTGAGTTATGCTTCAAAAACTCTTGGCATAACAACATTGGGTGTTGTGGGCGAGACATTGAAAGGCCCTGCTTTTGAACCGATTAAAATTGAAAATTGGAGGGAGTTCGTTGACTATTTCGGTGGTACTTCTTCTGAGAAGTTTGCTGGAAGCCAATATCCAAAATATGAACTTCCTTATATTGCGAAGTCATACCTCAGAAATTCCAATCAGCTTGAGGTCTGCAGGGTGTTGGGTCTTTCAGGATACAATGCAGGACCTGCATGGCTTATTACTGCTGAAAAGGAAGTAAAGGAAGGTGCAACAGAAGAAACAAGTGAGAAATTTGTAGTTGCTGTTCTTCGTTCACGTGGTACCTACGATGGAAGTGGTGCTGCTTTTGACCCATGTTCGGAAACGGGTACTTCTTATGATAAACTTACTTATTTTGCGACAGGCGTTTCATTAGAGAAATATGCTTCAGCAACAAAGACAATTGAGTGTAACGGAACGTTAACTGGAGGTACTGAGGATGTGGATTTTAATGTATATTCGGGATTCTATGGTAAGTTCACAATTGTTGTTGGTGGTAATCGTTATCCTGTTTCTTTGAACCCGGGAGATAAGGATTACATTCTTAATGTTCTTGGTACAACTCCTTCAGATGGCAAGGCTCCAATTTTTGTGGAGGAACTTTATGATGTTGCTTTCATGAATATGGTTGATAGAGAAGAGGTTGATGTTATTTCTTCTGAAGTAACTCTTGTAACATCTGGTTTGGTTGGTGAGACTGATTTTACTCCGCTTACTCCTACTTATGAGCCTGTTCTTGGTATCTATGATGATAAAAAAGAATGGACTGTAGCAAATGTAGGACAGACTTATCTTGATGTTGATAATGCTAAGATTTATGAAGTAATCGCTGCTAAGGAAAATAATAGACGAGTTTATAAAGTTGATAGTGGTGTTACTATTACAAGTGGTACGGTTTATGTTCTCTCTGAAGATAGAATGTATCAATATGCAGAGGGTAAGATGATAAAACTTTCAACTGATGTGAATGACTATAAAGAAGGTTTCCGTTGTGCGTCAACTCCATGGGTTGTTTCTGAGCTTAAGGGTGATGGTAATAAGGTTGAAGTTAAAAAACTTTTCCGTTTCCACACAATTTCAGATGGTAATGCAGCAAACAAGGAGGTTAAGGTTTCAATTCAGAATATCCGTCCCGATGAAGGTCTCTTCGATGTGATTGTTCGTAGATTTGATGATATGGATGCAACTCCTGCGGTTCTTGAACGCTTTACTAAGTGTAGTATGGTACCGGGAACAAATAATTTCATCGGTTTCAAAATCGGTACATTCGATGGCGAATATATCGTTAAGTCAAAGTACATTACTGTTGAGGTTATTGCAAATGATATGACTGAGGCTTGCGTTCCTGCAGGTTTCCTTGGGTATCCAATGAGACAATGGGAAGATAGCATTAAAAATCCTGCAATGGGGTATAATGTTAATGTTGAAGATGATATTAAACCTAAGAAACAGTATTTCGGTTTCTCTAATCTGATGGGTGTTGATGTTGACCTTTTCAACTATAAGGGAAAAAATGCTTATGATAATATTAAATCATTGAGTGACGGTTTCCACCTTGATGCAAGAATTTCCGCATATGATGAGATTAAAGTAATGGTTGATGATGCTGATGATTATCATTTCATCACAGTATCGCCAAACAATATTCTTAGTGCGACATATGGTCAGAAGATGGAGATGCCTAAGATTGGAACTGAAGAAGAGATGCGTGGTACTATCTATGAAGATGTAAATCTTCGTAAGTTCACTGTATGTTTCTATGGTGGTTTTGATGGATGGGACCCTTACCGTGATGAACGTACAAATGGCGATAAATTCAAGGCTAACAAATATAAAGGCGAGATTGCAAATGGCTTTGGCGTTAATTTCTCTCAGATTAATAATGTAGAGGCTCTTGAACTTTCAGGAAATTGCATAACTTCAGACTACTATGCGTATCTTGCAGGTGCTCGTCAGTTCTGTAATCCTGAGGCTGTTGACATTAACGTATTCTGTACACCGGGTATTGACTATGTGAATCAGACAATGCTTTCACAGGAAATCCTTTCGATGATTGAAGAGGAACGTGGTGATTCAATTTATGTGATGACAACTCCTGACAAACCTTCAGGAAATTCAGACAATGATATGTATTACCCTGATGAGGCAGTTTCAAATCTTGAGGATGCTGAGATTGATTCGTCATATGCTGCAACATATTACCCTTGGGTTAAGTATTATGATGCCGACAACAGTGTATATATCAACCTTCCTGCTACAAAGGATGCGGTAACAGCAATGGCTTTCACTGATAATGTATCATATCCTTGGTTCGCCCCTGCAGGTACAGTTCGTGGCGCGGTTGATTGTGAACGTGCTCACTTCATCACCAAACTTGAGGATGAGGATGCCCTTTATGAAGGTATGATTAACCCTATCAAGACATTCGCAACTGACGGTGTTAAAATTTGGGGTCAGAAGACAATGTATTCTGCAGATACACCGCTTAACAGAATCAATGTCCGTCGACTTATGCTCCGCGTGAAGAAACTTATCACAGGTGCTTGTCGTAGACTTATCTTCGAACAGAATGATGCAACTGTAAAGGCTCAGTTCGAGGGACTTGTTAAACCAATCCTCGATGATATCAAGAGTAAGAGAGGTATCTACGATTACCGTCTTGAGGTTAATGATTCTGCTGAAGCAAGAGACCGTTTGGAATTGCCTGCAATTATATACATCAAACCTACGAAGGCGCTCGAATATATTGACCTCTCATTCGTTATTATGCCTGAATCAGTGGCGTTCAATGAGTAATTGATATTCAAATAGTTATAAGAAAAGAGGAGTAGAATTCTACTCCTCTTTTTTGTATTTAAATTTCAGTGTACCACAGTCCCAAATACGTGTATATCCCCTTTCTTTCATTATTTCTTTTTCAGTTTTATTTGGGTCAGCGCCTTCTTTTATTAACTTATGTTTCATAAATTTACAACGATTAAGCCTATGAACAAAATCATTACTTGCTAAATAGAAGTAATTCGGGCTTGATGTATTAATATATTCGAAACCGTTCTTACTATAAACAGTATTTTGTGGGTTTATACCGCTCCATCTTATATCGGCATATGTTATTAATTCACTTGGTTTGTGTTGTTTCATGAAATGTTTCATAATTTTGGAAAAGCCACCAACAACATTATGGTTGATTTTATTAGCAAAACGTATCAATTCAAATTGTTGTTTTTTTGAAATTTTCCTTTCGCCAAAAGAGGCTGCACAAACAAGTTCGTTTTCTAAAAATAATCCGAAATTATATTTGGAGACAGAATCCCCATCAATATGATTTATATTAAAGAAATTCTTTTTCTCATTATAAGAAAGTTCTCTAATTTTGCATTGTCTGGCATAAACGGTAATAGGTGTTTTGCCAATAAGATTTAATATTCTTGATTTCACAATATCATATTTCAAGCGGATTTCGTCTTCAAAAATGTGAATTAGTTTGATTCCCTGTTCGTCACATAATTTTGTTTTATTTAGATGATAATTTTTATCTTTTTTAAGTTCTGAATGCCAATAATTCCCATCAATTTCAAATGCTAATCTATATTCAGGTAAATAAAAATCAAGTTCCAGAGGTTTTATAACACTTCGTGTGTTTTTATGATAAAATATATTTTGCTCTTTGAGAATTTCCTCTATTTGTGTAGAAATGATACTTTCATAAATAACATTGTCGATAGGATGACATACTCGGCAAATATTATGTGTTGTTTGTTCAGTTAAATTCCCTAAACAATATGTAGTGAATACGGTTCCACACTTATTACATTTTACAGTACAGTCAAACCTATTGCGAAATTCTAATAATGTAAGGTTATCATCTTCACAAATTTTAGTGTATTTTGGTATAAGTTGTTCGTTTTTAATTTTTTCACTGCGTTGAGACCAATCGACGGATTTAAGTAGTTTTGACATTTTTTCTCTATATTCCTTGGATTGGTTTGGTTTTGTGGTACCATATTTTTCCAAAAAAGTTTTTTCTCTATTTTTTTGTATTTCTTGTTTTTGTTCGATAGTCATTTTACTAAAAGAAGATTTTAGGGAAAGACTTCTTTTTTGGTTAATCTCTGTTTTATGTATTTGAATGTACTTTTTATAACATTCTTCTGAACATGTTATTTTTTCATATTTTTTACGAATATAAAATTGTTTTCCACAGATAGGGCATGTTCTCCATTCGTAGTATTGTTTAGAGTTTTCTTCTCTTTTACATTTAGGGCAACCATACCCTTTTATTAATGACGAAGGCTTCTGTGTGAAGTCTCCATGTATTGGGCATGTAATGGTTACTTTAGTTTCATAATCAACATAAATTGTTTTTGAATAATCATATTTGTCCCCGTGAATAGAACGGACTTTATTTATGAAAATATCAGTATCAACAAAATTATGCAAGCCACAGGTTGGACAGCCCTGTTTTTGTCTTATGTGGTTTAGTGGCGCTTGCCAAAATTCACCATGCTCAGGACAAATGATGCACACTTTTGTTTTATTATTCTTATATTCAACTTTTGAATAATCATATTTGTTACCGTGAACTTTTCTTGCTTCTTCAATGAATTCTGCAGTTGTTTTTCTTTTTGTACTTATCATTTTTAAAGTTTTTTACCATTTATTAAATTTTGTACATCACTTTCTTTATAACGTCTTTGATTCCCACAAGTTCTAACAGAAATTAATTTTCCATTATTATCCCAATTTCTTAAAGTATTTTTACTGACGTTTAGTATTTCAGCAACTTCAGATAATTTAAGCAATTTTTCCATATCTTTTTATTATAAATATTATCATATTTTGAAAACTTTTGGTAAGTTTTAATAAGTTTTGTAAATATAGTATTTTTTATTCATAAAAACAAAAAAAGGATGGTATTTTTACCATCCTTTATATTTAAAATATTTATTATCAATAAATTAATACGCAAGTAAAGCGTAGTCTATTTTGAGACTCATTGTAATCTGAGCAATACCGTCATCAGAATAGTTAAGGTCTCCGAATTTTACATTCTCGGGCCATGCATTCTTAAGTACCCAAAGTTGTACAACAACTCCTGTTGGGTCAAGCATTGCAAGTTCAACATCTCTCTTATATCCTGCAGCATAACCTTGACGTCCTGTTGCTGACTCTGAAATCAAACGTTCCCATTCCATGATTGCCTGTGAAGCAGAAGGGCCTATTGGGTCATTAAGAGTTACATTTACTGAATCCCAAACGTAACGTCCTGCAACATATGTTTCAGTATTAAGGAACTGTATTGGTTTTGCGGTTTGTGAAACTCCGGGACGAGAAGCTGATGCAAGGTACCATTCCTGAATTCCAAGGTCAGCAGGGAATCTCATAATCCATCTATTTTTTCTCAGCGGCTCGTATTGAAGCGGCATTTTTAAAAGCATATCAGACATTTTAAGTAATTCTTGGCTATTTATTATAGTATTCAAATATAAATAGTACTAATAAAGTTTTTTTAAAAAATTGTTTTATAAAAAATAAGTTAATATATTTGCCTATCATATGGAAAACAAAAATATGGAAAAACAAAAAAAATTTATTGAAAAAGCAATAAAACGGCATAGTAATAAATATGATTATTCAAAAGTTGAATACATAAACAGTAATACAAAGGTTTGTATTATATGCCCTGAGCATGGGGAATTTTGGCAAACACCACAAGCTCATGTAAGGGGGAATTGTTGCCCCAAATGTGCTCTTGAAAATAGGACTCTTAATACGAGAAGTTCGGTAGAAGAGTTTATTGAAAAAGCACGTGAGATTCATGGTGATGAATATGATTATTCGAAAGTGAATTATATTAATGCTAGGACTAAAGTCTGTATTGTTTGTTCAAAACATGGTGATTTTTGGCAAATGCCCTCTGTTCATTTAACTGGACAAGGTTGTCCCAAATGTGCGGGGAGGGGTATGGATAAATTTATTTTTATTGAAAAAGCAAAGAGTATTCATAGAAATAAGTTTGACTATTCGAAGGTAGAATACATAAACAGTAATACAAAGGTTTGTATTATATGCCCTGAGCATGGGGAATTTTGGCAAACACCGGCTAAACATTTATATGGGCAAGGATGTCCTAAATGTGGTAAGGTGAGTATGGCAGAAAAACTCACAGTTAAGTATGATGAATATATTAAACGGGTAAAAAAAATCCATGGGGAAAAATATGATTATTCGAGCATAAAGAAGTTTGAAACATTACATTCGAAAATAGATATTATTTGTCCCAAGCATGGTAACTTTACTCAATTTGCGTATGACCATTTAGCTGGGCATGGTTGTCCATCTTGTGCTATGTTGGAATCAAATGCAGAAAGGGAAATATATGATTTTATATGTAATATGGTAGGGAGTGAAAATGTGGTGAAAAAAGATAGAGTTATTTTAGAAGGAAGAGAAATTGATATTTTAATTCCGAGTTTAAATATTGGTTTTGAATACAATGGTTTGAGATGGCACAGTGAGGAATTTGGTAAGGATAGCGCATATCATTTATCAAAAACTATTAAATGTATTGATAAAGGTATAAAATTAGTTCAAATTTTTGAAGATGAATATTTACGTCATAAAGATGTGGTTTTAGGAAAAATAAGACATATTTTGGGTAAAACTAATAATAAACATAAAATATTTGGTAGGAAATGCTTGGTTACTGAGACAAATTGTACTGTTGCCGAAGAATTTTTAAGCAAATATCATATTCAAGGATATAGCAAGTCTACAGTATGTCTATGTGCTTATTATGAGAATAATATAGTTGCTGTAATGACATTTAAACGGGAAAATAAAAATTCTAATAAATGGGAGTTGACGAGGTTTGCGTCTGACTATAATTATGTTTGTTGTGGTGTTGGGGGAAAGATGTTTAAATATTTTGTTGAAAAATATAATCCCGATGAGGTCAAATCATTTGCTGATAGGAGATGGACAATAAATGAAGGAGATAATCTATATACAAAATTGGGATTTAACTTAGATGGTGTATTAAAGCCTGATTATCGTTACATCAATACACATAAATCTGTTGAACGGATACATAAATTCAATTTCAGAAAACAAAATCTTAATAGGAAATATGGTTTTCCATTAACTATGACAGAAAGTGAGATGGCTAAGGAACTTGATTATGTAAAAATATGGGATTGTGGGTTGTATAGATATATATGGAAAAATAATGGGTAGGAGTGCTCCTACCCATTTTAATTTTCTTAAAAATGGTTGTTTATTCTTTGTTCATTTTTCCTTCCTCAGGATTTTTATCGGCCATTTGCCAAATTTTCTTAAGTACAAGATAATAACTATCCTCAGTGTTATCAGCAAGTTCAGCCATTGCTTTCAATGCCATTTTTCTGATTTGGTCAACGATATCTTTTCCTGGCATAGCCATTGGTTTTTCCATTGGCATTGAATCTTCAACAGGAAGTTCACTTTCAGGATATTCTTCATCCCCCTCACACATTTCCATTTCTCTTTCTGGCGAGAAATGAATTGTTTCCATAAGGGTTGGTATGTTTTTTGACATTTTATTAATTTCGTTAATGTCTTGTTTCAAATTTCTTTTTGCCATATTCAATGGTTATTTTGAATATAAATAGTTCGTTCAATGTTTTTTTACGTAAATTATTGACAATGTTTAAGAAAATAGTTATTTTTCTGATAAAATCATCATATGGATGTTTTTGATGGTCTTGAATTAAAAGAAGAAAGAAAAATAATAAAAAATATAAAAGCAAGGTGGAGTAATATGGCACAGGCAATTGATAGATTTGACCGTGAGGGTTTAAGAAATGTAATCCGTGAGATTAATTTGGATGATTATAAGCAATCTAATAGGATGGCAGACCTTATTGAAGAAGATAGAAAACAAGGAACTTCTTATAAGGATGCAATGTTGACTGAAGATGAGTTGATAAATGTGATACAGTATCTTCGTTCTCCGTCAGGTAGGGGTGATAAGACTCGTCTTGAATATATGGTGGGACATGAAAGGGATAGAAGTGGTAGTAGATATAGTTTCCCAAATGCATTTGGAGATGTTTTAATGGAGGAAAAGAAGAAAGAGGAGATGGAGTATGTTCGTGAGATGGGCGGGGGGTGTCCTATAGTTAATGACGGTAAAAATGTTTTCATGGAAGAAAGAGTTGTTGCTCAGCCGCAGAAGCCATCGCTTGATGACATCAAGGCGCGTTATATGAGGGAAATGGATGCTCTTACAAAGAAATTTCAGGAGGAAATTAATAATCTTGAATAATTTTTTGTTTAAAAATCTAATATCTGGTATATATTGTAAAACGATATATAATGGCACAACCCGTAAAGAAAGATATTAAAAAAACCAATAAGATTAAGAAAATTAAGGTTAAACCTTCCAAACCTCAGAAAAGAAAGCATAAGGAATACGGTACTTCCAAGTTGGAGGAGAAGTTTGCGAAGGAATTTCTTGATAAACTTGGTGTAAAGTATGTTTATCAGTTCAAGGCTGAAAGTATTGGTAGGTATTTTGATTTTTATCTTCCGGAGTGTCGATTAATCATCGAAGTTGATGGGGGATATTGGCATTCAGACCCGAGGGTTGTTGAGGGTAAAGAACTTACTCCAACACAAAAACATAATAAAAGGGTGGATGAACATAAAAATCGTTGGGCTTTGGAACACGGGATACCAATTTTAAGGATATGGGAAAAAGATATACATGAAAATCCGAGTATGGTAATGAGAATCTTGAAGGAAAAGATAGGTACGAGTGCTAAGAAAGTTCAAATTGAAGAAGAAAAGAAAAAAAGACATTAGAAATGGAGAGTAAGATATATATTCCGTATATTCCGATTCATGCTGCGTTATATTCTGATAAGCATGATGAATTGGGGTATATTTGGGGTGACAAGAAAAGAGGAGATGGTTTGACGGCTGAGGAGTGGAAACGCAATCTTGGTAATGAGTTTAACGTACAGAATTCAAGAAACGTTGATTATTACATGTCCGGAGGAAATGTCAGTTATCTTAATAAGAAATATGGTGTTCTTGAATATAAGGAAAAGATGGCTGACAATACAAAATTTGAATTCTATGAGATAGGATGTCCAATTCTTAATCAGCGTAAAAACCTTATGCAGCCTATGGAATTGGTTAAGTGTCGCATGGAACAACTGATGTTTGTTATGATTGTTGACCTTCCGATAAAGAATCTTGAACCTGATGTTGAATCAGAAATTCGTTTTTGGGTGCGTGACAGCATGCAGATTAACGTGCATCATGAAATTCCTGAGGGGCAAAGGTTGAAAATGTTACCCACCAAAGATTTAAAGGTACAGTTGGGTGATGTTCAGGGAGTTTTAGTTAAATGTAGGGTGATAAATTTTGAAAAGCCCTATCGTCTTACTTTGTTAGTTGAAAAAATAAAATAAAATATTTGATATTAATGGAAAATATAAATCAAAGTGCACTTGATATTATTAAGTCTCAGTATGAAATGAATGAAACTACGTTGAGAAATACTGAGAGGGCTCTTAAAGACAGGTTGAAGAACGATGGAACAAAACTGTATACCCCACAGCAACTTGAAGAGCGTCTTCAGCCATTGAGAGCGATGCTTGATGACACTCTTCAGCAATATATTAAAGAAGGGGGTAATCCCGATGACCTTATAAAGAAAAAGGGGAAGAGACGTTCTGCTAAGGTAACGACAAATGAAACAACAACAGATGTGAAGAAAGTTAATAAAAGAGAAACGGAGATGAAAAGAACTAAGACAACATATATCCCAAAGAAAAGGGATTTCGGTGCGTCAACCGCTTTCGATGTGATTCCTCTTCCATCTAAGGGTCTTCCTTATAAGCATAAGACTGACAGGCTTCAGGTTTCTTATCTTACAGCAAATGACGAGAATATGTTTGTATCACCAAACCTTTATAGGGATAATCTTCTTATTGACTATCTTCTTAATGAAAAAATTCTTGATGCAGGTATAGAGCCTTCGGAATTGCTTGACGGGGACCGTGATGCTATCATTTTATGGCTTCGTGCTACAGGTTATGGTAATGAGTTTCCTATTACTGCAACAGATAAAGCCACAGGCATTGAATTTGAGTCAATAGTAGATTTGTCAACAATTAATTTCAAGGAGTTTAATCTTGAGTCTGATGAGAATGGATGGTTTACTTATAAATTACCTGCAAGTGGTGATGAGGTGAAGTTTAAGTTCCTTAATCATAGAGAGGTTGAGACTCTTAAGGGTATTGATACGGCTGAAAGTCCTGCATCAGTGAAAACACGTCTTGAGACGATAAGTCAGGAATTAAGAAAGTTCCTTGATATTGATGAGATGCTGAATAAGGCTCAGAAAAGTAAATTGTATGAGGCTTGTAGAAGCATCGAGGATTGGCAGGAAGGAATTGAAGATGATGGAGTCTATTATACAAATTCCATTACCAACAGGCTTGAAGCGCAAGTGATGGCTGTCAATGGTAATACTAACCGTCAATATATTTCAGAGTATGTTTTGAATATGAATGTCCGTGATTCTCTTGCATTAAGAAAGTATATTAACGAGAATGAGCCGGGACTTGATTTTAATATAGAGGTTGAGAAGCCTCAGAGTCTTGGGGGTGGCTCACAGACTGTGTTTCTACCGCTTGACCAATTTATTTTTCTCAACATTGCCTGAGGAATATGAAAAAAGTTTTAAGGAGGAAATTTGGGGGTGTTTTAAATATGTTGGAATCCCTATGGATATCCTTATGACGATGCCGATTGCGGATAGGAGGTTTTATATTATGATGCATAATAATCAGGATAATTCAAAGGCTCCTGAGATTGAATCTACGGGGCTTGAAGGCGAAAATGATAAACTTCAGATGTTATCGGATGTAAAAGATTGGCATTAATGATAAATATGTTAAAAACCACCTGTTTTTCTTCAGGTGGTTTTTTGGTATAAGATATTTATAGACAATAAAGTTTATCAGCAATGAGTGATAATATTGATAGAGGATATAATGGAAGGAGGGCGGCGGGAACACCCGGCGCTATTCCTGATGCACTTGGTGATGCAGGTGAATGGGTTGTGCGTGGTATTACTCGCGCAGTGCCAGGTGCGTTGGGTGGGGCTCTGAGGAAAGGTATTATTGATGCTGACCTTGGAGGTCTTATGGGTGAGGTGTTTGCTAATGTCCCGTTAGCAGGATTTCAGAAAAAAATTATTGATACTCTAAAAGGTCTTGGTGATGAACTTGGACAGGAGTGGGGAAAAGCGGACCAAGCGGCCTTTGGTTATGGTAAACAGATAGGTCTTGCCGCTGACCAAGTTGCTCGTCTCAGGGATGAGATGATTAAATTTGGTAATGCTTCTCGACTTAGTGCAAATTACAACAAATCGTTAGAAGAATTAATCAAACTGCAGAGTTCTTATGCAACTGCAGTGGATAGAAGTATTCGTCTTACTAATCAGCAACTTGAAAGCGTTGCCGCGATGTCTGCTGTTGTTGGCGATGATATGGCGGTCCGTTTCTCCGCATCTCTTGAAAATTTCGGAATGTCAGCAAATGATGCAGGTGAAATGTTGACGCAGATGTTCAGCAGGTCTACGAAACAAGGACTTTCATTGGAAAAATATGCCAAGAATGTTGCTGACCATATTATGTTGGCTCAAAAATATACTTTCAAGAAAGGTGTTGATGGGCTTACTGCAATGGCAGAAAAGGCCGCTAAGATGCGTGTTGATATGGATATGGTTGCTACATTGGCCGATAATCTTGGTAGTGTGGACAAATCGGTTAATGTATCTGCGCAACTTCAGGTTCTTGGTGGGCCATTTGCACAATTTGCAGACCCTATGGGGCTTCTTCATGATAGTCTTAATGATATGGAAGGCCTTCAAGACCGCCTTATTAATCTTACAAATTCATTGGGAAGCTTTAATAGGTCTACAGGGGAGATAGAGATTGCCACTTTTGATAAACTTCGTCTTCGTGAGGCTGCCTCCGCAATGGGCGTTGATTATGGTAAGTTGATTGAACAAACCACAAATCAGGCTCGTAGGAATGAGATATCCTATCAGATGCGTGGCCTTTCAAATATTCCTGATGAATATAAAGAACTGTTGTTAAATACTGCAACATTTGAGAATGGTATTGCCGGTGCAAGGGGCGCTGATGGTGAGTTTAAATCGCTTGCAAGCCTTGATGGTAATGACCTTAAGGCATTGGCTGATTATAGCAAGACTGATTCTGAGAACATACGTGATATCGCTCAGATGCTTCGTGGGTATTTTGATGTACAACAGGGTGCTGAAAAACAGATTGCGACAACGAAAGCACAGAAGTTTGAAAGACAGGCTGCTTCAGTGAAGGGTGTTTATGATGCTATTGGTCAGAATGCTAAGGCAATTAATAAACTCATAATGATAGAACTTGCAAGCAAATGGGTTAGTCCTGTATTGAATGGTGCTATGGGTAAAATTGGTGGCGCAGCCACAAGAATCATAGCGAAGAGAATGGGTCATGCTCATGGTGGCATGATTATGACGCATGCCGAAGGTGGCTATATTAGTAATGGTGAAGGTAATAGAGAAATGATTCTCAACTCAGCACAACATGGTGAGTTTGTCATTAATAGAGCGTCAACAATGAATTATTTACCGTTATTGGCATTATTGAATAGTGATACAAGTGGGCGTTTATTGAACACGTTTGGTGGTGGCATGGGTATGAATCCAATAATGGGTATGTTTGGTAAACAGGATAAAACAATGAGGGATATTGGTAAATGGATAAGACGAAGTGAAATGTCCACCATGGAACAAACCAAACTCATTGAACGTTGGGGAAGAATTAATAAACCTGATTCTACAATGACAAAAACGTTAAGCAAATCTACCAATAATTTGAACAAGTTTACAGGCGTTTCTTCTAAGATTGCTAATGTTGGTGTTCCTGTTATTGCAGGAGTAACGGCTGCCGTAAGTGCTTCTCGTGGTTATAAATCTACCGGTGATGATTTTATGAATCGTGGTAAGGCTGTTGGTGGGACAATAGGTGCTACAGTTGGTGCTGTTGCTGCTTCAAGTCTTTTGTCATTAATACCTGTGGTTGGACCTATTCTTGGTGCTACAGTTGGACCTATGATTGGTTCTGCTGTTGGCGAAGCTGCAGGTGAGGCACTTGGCAAAGGTAATCAGGCTCGAAGAATTCGAAAGGATAATGAGATTCGTGCAGGAATAGAAAACGATACAGGAAGAGCAAAATATTCAACTCTGAAAGGTTCTTTTTCTGTTAGGGAGATGAAGAAGATTGCGGGGGCGTTGTCTGACGGTGAGATAGGAGAGGGTGAACTTAATGATAGCCTACGTCAGAAAATGATAGCCCTTGGAAATGAAGATATGTTAAAGGCTAAGAAATATGAAAGGGGTGGTTATCTTAATGGACCTTCACATGCTAATGGTGGAATACCGATAAGTAGTGCAGAAGGTGGGGAATTTATTATAAATAAAGAGGCTACTTCAAGGTCATTAAGTACTTTGACTCGAATAAATGATGGCTCGTTGAATGACAGCAACATACGTTCGCTTGAGCCTATGGGTGGGCGAGTGAAAGTTAGAGAAGGTGAAGTGCAACAAAATTTTGTACAGAATTCTCAGCCTGTTAAAATTGAACCGATAAACATTAATATCAGCGGTACAATTAAACTTGATGGAGGACAGGGTCAGACTTTTGATATTACGAAAGAGATGATGAACAATCCTACGTTCATTAATAAGTTGACTGATATGATAACAAGGCAGATTAATATTAATGAGAATGGTGGTTTCGATAAACGTGCATATTCTCAGAGATATCCTAATGTATAAATAACAATATATTTTTTCACATGGCAAAGCAGAGTATAGTGAAGACATATACCGGACTGCGTAATGAGCAGTTATTGAATAATGGTGGAAAATATCGTTTATATGCCAAAAACCTTGATACACCAATAGGTTTGGCATATGACGTATATGGTAATGAGAAAAAACGCCCTGAGAATGAAAAGAACGGGGGATTGCTGAGTTATACCTATAACCTTGATGGTGAATATGGGAAAAAATTAAACACTTCTTATGGGAGGGACGTTGAAAGATTAGGGTATTATGTGGTTACCAATGTAAAACCATCATTTATGGTTAATAATTATGATGGTTATGGTGACTATTTGTCTTATTTGAGTGAGACTTATGGTAAGAGGGAAACCTATGCGGGGCATCTTGCAGGTCTTTTGGGTGTGAGGGACCTTGCTGAGGATGTTGCTTATGACATATTCCCGAATCTCGAAGGAAAGACGTTTGCCGATACTATCAATGAAATCTTACAATATAGCGATATAAAGTATGCTATGGAGCATGATAAGGTTGGTATTGTTCGTGATATTAATGTGGCAAATGCATCTAAAGGTATTATAACCACTAATATCAACAATTATAGTGGTAAGGATACTCGTATGGGTATGCTTACAAATCAACTTTATGCACGAACACTTCTTTATGCAGCACAGTTCAATTCATTGAGGAGAACAAAATATATCACCCCTGAACTTGAACGTCTTTATGGTAATAATCACGCCAATGTATATAATCTTTCAACTCTTTTCAGAATTAATGAAGATACGGGTAGAATTGCCGAGCCTGTTACTGATGATTTCATAAAGGAGATTGAAAGTGGTAACATGTTTGATTATCTGACAACGATTAATCCCGAATATGCTCTTCCTGATAGTGGGTATGATTGGAGTAAACATCCTAATTATGGGCCGAAGAACATGTATTATGGATTCCATAAGGCATTGGATTCAACACAATATGAAATTGATGCTTCAAGAACCACAGCGGTAATAGATTCTGATATAAAGAAAATTTCCACTGTATATAAATTCCATGCTGAGGGTGATTCGAATGATGGAAACGCATTTAATGTTGCAATTAATAATAGGCGCGTTAATTTTACGCCTCAAACAATGGAGATTAGTGGAAAAAACATTTTAAGCACCACTAATGAACTTTTGAAAAATAGAAGTATTGATACACTTATTGGGCGTTTCCATACATCAAAAGATAAAGAACAAAATCTTTCACAATCTGCAGTCCATTCAACATTTGGTTTGTCAAGAGGTAGGAATCTTCTTACTAAGACTGCATGGGAAACAGGTAATGGTACTAATGTTAATGGGTATGATAATCCGTATTGCCGTGTATGGACTTACCATCATCAGTATTCTAAGATGGCAGACCTTATTAGACCATTTACTGATGAAGGGAAATTTCTTGGGGTTGATGAATTGCAGAAAAATTGGAATGTTTTCAGAAATTTCAAAGGTGAGGAGCGCCTTGCTAAATATTCAACCTTAAACAAGAATGGTTTTGTGAATATAACGCCAACAGGCGATTTGGATGTTGATATTAAACAATGCATGTTTTCAATTGAAAATCTCGCTTGGAAGGATGTCAATATTAGTGGAAAAGGTGGATATAAATTTGAGAAGGGCTCAAATGAAAATGTGGGTGATTTTGTAAAGGATTATCAGCATACATTGTCGGAAGAACAGCGTGGCCCGAATGGTGGGCGTATTATGTGGTTTCCGCCATATGATTTGGAATTTCAGGAGACTTCATCGGCTGAATGGAATGAGGCTAATTTCATAGGCCGAGGGGAACCTGTGTACACATACAATAATACAAAGAGAACAGGAAGCCTTTCGTTCACTCTTCTTATTGACCACCCTGCGGTTCTTGATTATTGGATGATTGATAAAAAGAAGGGTGAAAAAAATGTAGACGATGAACAGACACTCCTCCGTTATTTTGCGGGATGTGAAACTATAAATCCAAGTGAAGATGTAATAAAAAAGATACTTAGTGGTTCATATTTAGGTGGCACTGTTGATACAACCCCGATACCTCCTAATACTGATATAGTCTTTTATACGTTCTTCCCTAATAATTATAGTGGTATTGATGAGATGGATAATCCCGAACAGGTTTTGGAAAGACTTTTTGGTGGGCAAAATAATAATAAATTGGGAGTAAAATTTGATGATTCCGACACTGAATATTTCTTGGGCTATGAAATGGGTAATAACCCGATAAGTGTGGAATTCACTAAGACTGAGTTTGTAAACCCAAATCCTTGGGTATTGCTTTCTATAAAAGGACGTGAAGATGCTGAGGTTGACGGTCTTGACATGTATATGGAAGGAGGAGTCAACATTTCTTTGGATGATTTCAAGAATAGTGGTTCAACATATGCGTCATATGATGTGTTGGTTTCGGATAAAGAGACAAAAGAAGGTATTATTAGTGCCAATACTGAAACAATTGTGAGATATGATGAAGAAATAAATGGACTTGATGAAAAAATTATTTTAGCCGAAGAAGAGCTTGAAAATTTATATACTGAACATATTAGTTATGAGAGTGGCACAACACAATATATTTTGATTGGGAGTAAAATTGATGAGAAAAAAGAACAAATTAAGGGGTTAAGTGAAGAGAAAGATAGAAAAATATCGGCTAAGGAAAAATTGAAAGAGTTAAATGAAACTCTTAGAAATGATATAAATTCAACAGCAACGACTCAGACAATTAAAGATATTGAAGATAAATTTGTGCCGGGAACAAATCCATATTTCAAAACAAATCCTTTGTATTTGTACAGAGAGAATAAAGATAGTGAGTTTATTAGTGGTGAGTATGATGAAATTTATGCAAAATATATTCTTGCTACTTTGAAGACTTATGATAATGAAACTGATTTTAAGGATGATGAAAATATTTTAACAATAAAAGTACCTGAATATCAAGTTTTTAAATCTAAGTCTGATGATGGTGTGAAATATTGGGTGGTTGAAGTTGAAATAACGGGTGATGTGCCATATCCTCTTTTCAAGACCAAGAAAGATTTCAAGAAATCATCATCATATACTGGTCGTCTTGAAACCAAGAAAGGTGAGAAGGTAGATACCACTTATATGATTAAAGATTCTTCAGGAAATGTCATTGAATTTAGTGATACCGCAGCGGCGAAGGATAAATTGGATAAAATATCCAAGACATATAGTAGTAAGGAAGAATTTAAAGAATCTGGAGAATTATTTGGACTTGTAGGTGATGACCTTATCGCTTATTATAGCGTTCAAGAATCTGATACTGTGGCAGCGCAAGAGAAGATAATGGAAAGTTTTCCTGAAATAGATAATGAAGAATTTATATCGGCATATTATCAGAATCATGTATATATGAGCCCAAATGAATTTTCAACACAGGGCCCTGATTATTGTATGGTACAGTATTATTATGAATTCTGTCAGGCATCCGAAAGTAGTAAGCAATTTGCTTATAAGGATGAACAAGATTTCATTGTACGTTCTGTGGCGTCAGAAATGAATAAGACACATATGCAGGAGAGTGAGGAAGTTAAGGGGTCTATTGCAAATGGAACGTATGAAATGAGTGTATTTCTTGATTATGATAACGATAAGAATAAAAAAGCATATGAATACCCTTATGATTCTAATAAGAGTAACGAACAATTGACATGGGCCGCAAATTATGCTGACCTTCGTTCGTTCGGCCTTAATTCAACCTATGAGGTGGTTAAACGGGAAGTTGGTGATGGAAGTGTTACATGTAGTTTTGGTGAGTTTTTTGCAGGTGTAAAAGATGGTATTAGTGGTGGTACCTATACTGATTTTGTACTTGCTTGTGAACGCGCTATTTTGGAAAGGTATTTGAACTTGAAAGGTGAGGAATTGGAAGAGAAGATTAATGAGGTGAGTGAAAGAATAAAATATATTGGTTTAGTTCTTAATCAGCAGTCCAAAGATATAAAGACTAAAGTGAAATCGGCTAATATTGTGGGAGATGCATCTTCTGATGGCCAAAGGTCTAAAAATGATGCCCTTAGTAAGCAAAGGGGTGAGATATTGAAAAAATATTTAAAATCTCTACCTGTGTTTGGTGCTGATGAAAATGGTTATGCTCCTGATGTAGTTAATTCAACATCAGGCACAACAAACGTTGAGACCCCACAAGATGAGTCAAAAGATATTTCCGACATCATTTCAAAGAAAGATAGGAATGCCAAGGTTGTGATTGTTGTTGGTGAAGATTATATAAACAGCGATGTATCGGATAATGCCGTTGTTAGTGAAGGGGTTGATGAAAGATTCCAGAGTTTTTCTACAGGTCAAACACGATATCGCCGATATGATGATGAACGTCTTTTCTTCCAAATGCTTAAAGAAAATGATGATATTGCATATTCGAATCTTATTGATAAGGTGAAGTTTTTCTCTCCTGCATATCATTCGATTACTCCTGAGGGTTTTAATGCTCGATTAACGTTCTTACAGCAATGTACACGTCAGGGGCCTACGGTAACCGCTTCCGATTTGGGTACAAAAACAACTGCAGCCAATCTTGCATTTGGAAGAGCGCCGTTCTGTATTCTTAGGCTGGGTGATTTCTTGAATACTAAGATTGTTGTTAAGAGTGTGAATATCACTTATCCTGACAGTATGTGGGACCTTAACCCTGATGGGATTGGTGTTCAGTTTATGATGGCCAAAGTTCAAATGAATATTGACATTATTGGTGGTTCCGACATTTCTGCTCCGATTAAGCGTCTGCAGAATGCAGTATCGTTTAACTACTATGCAAATACATCAATATATGATAATAGGAGTGATATATCGGTTTATGATGATAATGGTGGAGTAAGGGCTGCAAGAACTTGGAATCCTGAGTTGAAGAAACAATAATTTAGTTTTTGAATAATAAACGCTATATTTGTTAAAAAACATGGCTTACGATAGATATGGTAAATTTAGGGTGAACGGAGATACGCTTTTTCCTCCGTTCATTCCTATTCCCGTAAAAGATACTGATTATTATGAGGTGTATGAGAAGGGTAAGACACGTTTGGATATCCTTTCTTACAATTATTATAAGGACCCTGACTATGCATGGCTGATAATGCAGGCTAATCCTCAGTATGGTTCTCTTGAATATATGATTCCTGATAAGGCGCAAATAAGAATTCCGTACCCTCTTAATATCACTCTTTCAAGATATGATAGCGACATTGAAAATTATAAAGCATATAACAATATTTGATAATGGATGTAACAACAGTACACTATTTGGAGCCTAATGATTTACCGTTTAACAATGAAGACCTTTGCATTGGCGTGAGGTTAGAGGTTGATGTGCCGGGCCGTCCATTGTCGGGTAGTAATGATGGAAGTAGTACCGGAACAACGGTAGGGTCATGGACTACTATTATTGATAATGTTGATTTGTTTGGAAATAAGGATGGGGATTATATGACAACCTCATATTCGGACATTTCTTCGCTTGACCCTCACAATGGGGGAAACATGGATTCAATAGGTATTGAATACATTAATATACGGTATAATACATGGTATTTTCCTGAGGTGGATATTAAATTTATTGACCTTAGGGGTAATGCTCTTATGAGTCCTATGGAGGCGCGTAGGGATGATAGGAACAAGAAGGGTTCATTTTTGAATGCTCTATTTTCTTTTCCATATCCAATTTTTAAGTTGACTGTGAAAGGTTATTATGGCAAACCCGTAACATATAAGTTAACGGTAAGAGATGTTCGTTCAAATTTCAATTCAGCAACAGGTAATTTTGAGTTTGTTGTTAAATTTATAGGTTACATGTTTGGGTATCTTAATGATATTCCAATGCAATATCTTCTTATTGCCCCTCATATCAATTATGGAGGTGAATCTTCTGACCTTGGGAGTTTTCATTTCAATAAAGAAATAAAGGGGGAGAGTACAATACCTACATTTTCGGATTTCATGGGTAAGATTACCAACGCGATTAAAAATTCAAGCCAGAATGAAGGACTTACTGTTAGTAAAAATGTTGGTAAAAATATTAGTGAATGTAAGAAACTCATTAATGAACTTGATGGGGCAATTGAAAAACTTCATAACGACATGGTGACTTCGGAAGTTTATGAATGCACAATTGCTGAAAGCGTGTTAGATAAATTTGAAAAAATATATACGTTGAAAAGAAAAACAGTTGACGCCAAAGGTAACACCGTAAAGGATGATAACGTTGAAACAACGTATAAACAACTTTGTTTGTACAAAGAAAACATTCAAAATGCTTATACTTTATATAATCAAAATGAGTTTGCAGTGGTTCATCGTATTTCGGAACTTGATATAAACACCAAAAATTTTGAAAGTGTAAATATACAGTCTGAAGTAAAGTTGGTATGGAATTATGATAGTGATAAGAAGAAGGTTAGGGAGATTTCAAAGGCGATTGCTGTTGAAGAAGAAAATAATACAAAAGCGATAAATAACAGAATAATAGATATTTTCACAAATGAATTGGGATGGGACCCTACTATCGGTAATGTGATTGAAATGGTTCTTGCACATCTTGATAAGTTCTATAAGAATATGGAACGATGCATGACTAACATTGATGGTCATCGCATGAACCGTAAACTTACTGAAATACATTATGATACTGATTGTAGGGAACACGGAAATCGTGAACTTACGGTGCCGCCATTTCCAATGTTAACATCTGATAAGAAATATATTTGGATTGGCGATGCTGACAGCCCTCAACTTAGTAACTATGATGAAAGGGATTTTGTTGAGTATGTTGTAAAGGGCGCAACATCATATGCAAAGGGGGCTGCTGATGTTCTTGCGGATTTTGATAGTTCTACAAAATGGAGTGGTTTTCCACAGGGTGGTATTCCATCACTTTTGACTGACCTTTATGAGGGCGGTAGCGATAATGTGTTTTATAGTGGGGCACCACTTGAGGCTGATGGTGGGAAGATTCCTGAGGCTTTGAAGATATTTGCCAAGAGGTTAGCCCTTCGCTATATGTTCAATCAGGGGGAGGATACAGCGCTGTCATTGAAAACATTTGCCGAGGTTGAAGCATTAAATCTCTTTATGTGTAATTCACAATCATCCAAGAGAAAAATACTTAAGGATTCGTCCGTTTGGGATGCTAACCATGCAACAGAAAAAGTTAAGGAATATCTTGAAAACTATCTTGCATCATATGATGGTACCCAAACATATTCAATAGATTATAAGGTATATCATAATGATGATAAAGACACTATTGACACGGGCCGTGGAAAAAAAATTTTAACAGCCGGTGAAAAAAATGTGTGGAGTGATGAATGTAGTCAGCTTGAGATTAACGGTTATGACATGAGAATGGATAATGTCATGGGTTGGATTAATTCCAAGAATGGAAATCTTGATGGCTATTCGAATGTTTTTCCTCAGATATTTCAAAGGAAATATGGGTATTTCGATGATGATGTAAAAAGAGACAGAAATAATACTGGTTTTATATTAAAAACCAAAAACAAAGATAATGAATGGGAATATACAAAATGGGACCCATGGGACTATAGTGATAGTGAGGTATGGCGTTACGGAAATGATGGTTCAAATATTAGAAAAATCGATTCTTTTTTAGAGGACATTAATTTTAATTTAGTACAATCTTTTGCTCCATATACAAGAATGGTTTTAAAAGAATACTACCCTAATGATGCTGGTTTTGAAGAAGCGGATATTGATTTTATTACGAATGTAAAAGTAGTAAGGGCAGGTCGTAATGGTAATATAGAACGAAAAGAATTGTTTAGACAATTTTTCACGCAATTGGGAATGATAAATTCCGGTAACATATACCCACAAGGGGATATAAATGCTTCAGGAATGACAGATATTCAATATCATGGTATATTTAAGATGCCGAAACTTCTTTTTGTTTATTTTGGGTATGTTGGTGAATATAATAAAGATGTTACTTATGGTTCGTTGGAAAAATATTTTAGAAGTGAGGATTCACTTTATGAAAAATTTGCCAATGAATTATATGGTAAGTTAAAGCAAATAGTTGATTTATGTACGGAAAAAAATAGGGTAAGTGAAAAAAATAAATATAACTTATATATTTTACCTGATGCTGCTAAAGATATTTTGAAGCAAATCTTCCAAGAAGATGTTGTTATTTTTAATCTTCATGGAAAAAAGAATTCGGTTTTCAATACTGAGGGTAAAAAAAAGGGTAAAAAAAAGGGTAAAAAGGAAAAAGTGTGTAGCGACTGTATATTGGGAATGTCTGTTATTGGAGACAGTGAAAATCAACAAAAAGGTGAAAATGCCGTAAAATATTTCATAGACAAGATAAAATCGCTTTGTGGGGAAATAGAGAATACTGAGAGTACTGTATTGCGAAATGGAGAGACTTATGGTTCTCGTGATAAGAAATTGGCCACGTATATGACGTTGAAAGAACTTTATGACCGATGGAAATTTGGTGCAATAAGGTCTGCTGGTAATAGTGGCTCTGCGCAAAATTATAAGGTTGATATAAATAATTTTGTGTTTTATGATAGCCATTACAGTGATATTAAAAAGAGTTATGTGGTAAATCCTGAAGAATTGAGCAAACTCATTAGAAAAATTATGGATGGTTCTTCTGAAATGTCCGTATATTCATTCATATATGAGATTTGTAAGTTTAGTAATATCACTTTATGTGCCTTGCCTGTCAATACATATGAATATCTTAGTAGTCTTGAAAAGATGAAAGAAGTATTCACTCCATATCCGTATATGGCGGTAGATGATAGTGCAATGGTGACGACTTATATTGGTGTATATTCTCATAAACCTTCGGAACACTTGAACAATACCGCGGCTTATAATGGGTATGATGATGACGGTGTCGATTTCCTTATGCAGACGAATGACTTTGTTAGGAAATATGACGATGATGATAATAGGAATGACGTCCCCGTCTTTGGTGTAACTTATGGTTTGTCAACACAAAGATTTTTTAAGGATATTTCTGTTGGTATGGATAATCCTAAAGCAACTGCCCATTCGTTGATGTCTGAACTTCTTATATCACAACAGGGTAATTCAGGTGCTAATGCTCTTGGTTTTGAGGCTCATGATATTTTTGATGTATATGCAACTAAGTCGTATACATGTAAAGTTGAAATGATGGGTAATGTGCAGATTATGCCAATGACATACTTCCAATTGAATAACATACCGTTATTTAAAGGCGGTTATTTCATAATACATGTCGAACATAATATCACCAAGAATGGGATGACGACTTCTTTTGAAGGTGTTAGGATAAACAAGAATCGTTTTGAACTTGATTCCAAGAAGGATGCTAATATTACGTCATTGAAATCAACAAATGTTGATTCGCAAATAGGTGACCATGGTGAGATTGAGGTATATTCAACAATTAGTGATAACTCAGTACCTGTGGCTACGTCAATACCATACAATAAGTATGATACCACAATTATGATTGATGCGGGGCATGATATGAAAACGTCAGGAAAACAGTCGCCAAAGATAGATGCGGCTGATGTTTGGGGTGGGACGGAAGAGTTTACCCCGGATTTGGATGTTGATGGTACAATGAGAGCCAAGAAAACAGATGGTTCGCGAGCGTTTGTCGATGGACTTGGTATCAATGGGGAAGGTACGGGCCGATATAGGGAGTATTGGGGAAATCGAAAGATTGCTGATGCACTTAAAAAGGAACTTGAATCGCGAGGTTATCCTGATGTAAGAATTGTTTCATCAAAAGGCGTTGACGCGGATTCTATTACCAATTTTTTGCCAATAGTGAACAATATATATCGTGAAAAGAATGGTAATTGCATATTGATTTCAATACATAGTAATGCTGCGGGTAATGGTGAGACGATGAATGATGCTAATTATTGGTCTGTTTATCGACAGTCGCGAGAGTATATAAGTTATTTAAGCGCATATAAGGAAGCGCCGCATGTTGATGTAAGTACTGTCTTGGCCCAATGTATTGGTTCCGCTGCTGCTAAGAATTTCGGGGAGTTATCGTTCAAGCAACATAATGAGATTGGTAACGTTCGTGTTTACTCCGAACCTAAGGTTTTCAGTGAATCGTATAAGGGCATTAGACCAACAACATACTCTCTTGCTCCTACAGTCCTTACTGAGAATGTATTCCATACGAATACCAATGGTGTTAGATTTTTAGGTTCGAAAGGTGGGGCTGCATTTTTCGCTAAATTACATGCTGATGGAATTGATGACTTTTTCATGAAGATGTCCCCTAAGGTATATAGCGAAACGGTATCTGCTGATGAGACAACTAATGAAGAAAAATGGGGTTTTGGGAAATTTTTCACAAGTTTTTTGAAATAACTTTTTGTGTTTTAGTAAAAAGAGACTATTTTTGCAGAAAATTTTGTGAAAATAGTCTTTTATGCGTTATATAGGAAACATAATTTCAAAATTAGAGAGATATAGGTTCAACAGGTTTATTAACTTATCTGATACGTTGGATGGTGTTGATAAATCTCTGCCTACATTAGTGATTGGTGTATCTAACGCTGAGGTTATGCTTACTGAAAAATTGGATTACATTGAGAGAATTACGAGTGATAATATATTTTGGACATTTGCAACAACTGAGAAACGTTCAGACAATGAACGTGATATTGAAAATTTCAAAAAAGAGGTTTTAAAACGTCTTAAAAAGACAATAAAATACACATTTTTCAATGTTTTGACATGTTCGAGGAAGAAATTTCGTGGTTTTTTGCGTTTTTTACAAGATGATACTCCAAAATCTTTTTATTTCACAGAAAAGACATTATATATCGCATATGGTGAAAGGGTTTTGGGTATTTCTTTGGATGATTGTGAATATGTTGGGGTGAAAAAGAAGAAAATATATAGTTTGATTAAAAAAAGATTTACAAATGTTACAACAGAAAACAGTTTTTTAACTGAAGAAGAGAAAATTTTCTTTGAAGACAACAATATTATAATTGCAGCAATGTTTTGTTACGCAAATACTTGATTATTTTCTTGTTTTAACTGATATTTATATGAAAATATTGTGCAGTTATGCTTTATGTTTCGAAAAAAGCAAGAAATGTTCGTCAAGATAGGTTTGACAGTAGAATAATGGTAAAACGAAGTGCTGAGCCTACTGTTATTGAACCTGTTGTGATAACAAATGACATAAATGTAGAAAAAATTGAACCCACTGTTATTGAAACTCCCGTTGAGGTTAAACGTAAACCTAAAAAGAGTGAAAAGGTGGACAAAGATAAAGAAGAAAAAGTTGAAGAAGATGGACGAGAATAAATTGAAACAGGCTGAGGAACTTGTAAATGCTCTTAGTGGTATTGACCCTAACCGAATCAATAGGGTTAGGAATAACCATGGCCTCATTGAACGTACAGAGTCATCAAAAGTGGTTCTTACTGAAGATAATCGTCAAATACTTAATGACTAATGGCTAAGATATTGACTGAAGCGGATTATAGAGATAGATTTAATCGAATAATGGAGTATACACAGGCAATTGCTCCAACAAGAATCACTGAGGCGGACCCTACTGAGGACCCTATGGCCGGTGCCGCCCCTGCAGCCCCTGCTGACCCTGCAATGGGCGGTGCTGAGGGTGGAAATGACCCGATGGGCGGTATGGATATGGCTGATGCTGCATCAACAAGTCCAATGGGAAATGCTCCTGCTCCACAGACAGGTGCTGAGACTCCTGAAATGGGTGGTGCTGAAGGCGAACAGGGTGTTGAAGGTCTGAATCCTCAGGGCGGTGAAGATGTTTCTACTGAAGAACCGGAGGAAGATGAGGATATTGAAGATATGGAAGATGGCGACGAGGTCATTGACATAGATGCTCTTACGGGTTATCAGAAAGAGACTGCTAAAGGTGTTGGAAGGGTTTCTGACGAACTGAAAGACCTGAAAAACCTCATACTTCAATTTCAAGATAAGGTTGAAGCAAATAATCAGGGCATTGAATCCCTTAAACAGGAGATTGAACGTCGCGCCCCAAATGCTGAAGAGAAGATGAGTCTTCGTCAACAGAAATCAGCCCCATTTAATCAGTCAATTGAAAACTATTGGCAGAATGTGGCTCCTGAGAATTATAGTGTTGAAGATGACAATAATGGCGAGGATAATCCTAAATATCAGATAACAAAAGCCGATGTTGATGGTATATCGGATTGGAATGAAATCGCTAAATCTTTTGATGATATGGCTGAATTAAACAGTCTTAAGAATATTTTTGATTTTTAAAGAATAGGAGATTATATTAATGCTTATTGTTAAGGTTAATGAGGGGGATACAATAGAGAAAGCCCTCAAAAAATTCAAAAGAAAGGAACAACAGACAAAATTAATTAAACAACTTAGAGAAAGGAAGGAATATGTTAAGCCTTCTGTCGAACACAGAACAAAGATGAAGAAGGCAATTTATGCCAACAAGTATAAACTTGACCACGAAAATTAGTTGTTAATTTAACGTATTACGGCATCAGGGATATATCCCTGATGACCGAAAATTTTTATTAAAAACGTTTTGTTTTTAACGTTTTTTTACCTATCTTTACATTTAGAAACGATTATAATAATTTTTTAAAAATATTTTATTGAAATGGGAAATTTGGTTAACATTCCTAGCGTAAATTTTGCAGAACTCGCTCAGATTGAGGAGGAAATGAAGTCGAAGAGAGAAAATAAGGGTACAACAAAGTTCAATTCATTTGACCCTAAGAATTATCTTGACACACGTCTTAAGAATGGTGAGAAGACAAAGGAAATAAGAGTCAGACTTCTCCCTAATCCGGGACAGCCCGGATACAGTCCATTTATCAAGGTTCACACACATTCAGTAAACAAGCTTCCAAAGGAGGTTTCGGAATCAGGTTTCAAGTCATACATCTGCCTTGAAAAGTCTGATATTGACCACGAGAAGTTTGGTAAGAAGTGTCCTTTCTGTGAGTTACAGAGGAGTGCTTATAATGAATCAGTGTCTGAAACAGACCCAACCAAAAAGGAGAAACTTAAAGAACTATCTCTTGGAAACATTGCAAGAGAGACTATCATTATGCGCGTAATTGAACGTGGCAAAGAATCTGAGGGACCTAAGTTTTGGAAAGTAAATGTCTCACGTAGAGGTGATGATGCATATTCTCTCATTAAGAAGCTTGCGGAGCGCCTTTATAAGGAGGGACTTGAAGAGGGTGTAGAGGAAAATCTTTATGATTCATTCAAGGGACGTGACATTATTATTACAATTTCGGGTTCAGATAATGATAAGGATAATAAGACAACAACAACAGTTACACAGGCTCTCTCTCAGACACCAATTTCTAAGGATGAGGCTCTCATGAGTGAGTGGATTAACGACACAAAGAAGTGGAGTGACGTTTTTGTTGTTAAACCTTATGAATATCTTTCAATTATCAGTACAGGTGAGATTCCTTGGTTTGATAGAGAATCAGGAAAGTGGATTCCGAAGACAACTGCAGATGCACAGCGTGACGCTGCTAATGCAAAGGTTGAATCTGAGGTTGAAGAACAGATGGCCAAGGCTGAGGCTGAGGTGAATACCATGTTCATGGATGATAAGGACGAGGAAGACCTTCCATTCTAAAAATAAGACAAATGAGCCTATGGGATAATTGTATCCTATGGGCTCCTTTTGTTATATAATTTATTGATTATTAAATGAGTAAGAAACTCTATTTTTCGTATGGAACTATGAATTCAGGAAAGAGTCTGCAATTGTTGGCACAGGCTCATAATTTCCAAGAAAAGAAAATTCCGTTTATAATATTGAAAAGTGAGATTGATGACCGTGATGGTACAGATGTTATACATTCACGTGCGTTAGGTGATAGGGAGTGTGTTACTATCAAGAAAACAACAAATATCTATAAACTGATATCGACAATGGTTAACATTAATAATGCCATGTACAAGCCACAACTTAAATGGATTCTTGTTGATGAATCACAATTCCTTTCAAAGGAACAGGTTGACCAATTGGCTGCAGTTGTTGATAAGTTCGATATTAGTGTCATGTGTTACGGGCTTCGTACCGATTTTCAGACAAATCTTTTTGAAGGGAGTAAACGCCTTTTTGAAGTGGCGGATTCGTTGATTGAAATTAAATCAAGTTGCGAATGTGATGGGAAGACAATTTTCAATGCTCGTGTTGACAAGGACGGAAATGTTGTTGTTGATGGTGAACAGATTGAAGTTGGTGGTGATGACCGTTATGTTTCAATGTGTCGGAAATGTTACTATGAGAAGGTAGAAAATCCGTTGTATATTAGGAAAAATCAATAATTTTCGTTATATTTGCGAAAGAATAATAAAATAAAATTTATATAATATGGCACAGCCGTTAAAGAAAAAAAATGTTAAAGCATTTGATATTAAAGATTTTAAAAAGAATCTAAAATTACCTACTACAGCGGATAAACCAATGGAGTGGTTTATAATGCCTAAAGGATATGTTGATGCACTATCCCTTCCGGGAATACCTAAAGGTTATTTTTCTGGATGCTGTGGTTGGAATTCTACAGGTAAGTCAACATTGAAAAATTGCTTGATTGCGTCTGCGCAACGTCAAGGTGTCCTCCCTGTATTGTTTGAGACTGAAAGTAATTTTGATTTTCAATATGCAATAAATTGTGGTATGGAAGCAACTCCTATTATGGGTGTTGATGAGGAAACAGGTGAAGAGAAAATTATTGATTATGACGGTAATTTCATCCTTTTTAACAATGAGGCCATCTGTGAATATTGTGGGGATATGGATTATTCAACTATGACGAGAAAATCAACTAAAAGAAAAGTTGCAGTAGTTGAGGATATTGCATATATTATTAATGACTTGCTTGATAAACAGGAGTCAGGTGAACTTCCTGTTGAACTTCTTTTTATATGGGATTCAGTAGGTAGTGTTGGTAGTTGGAAATCATATACTTCTAAAGCAGGTAATAATATGTTTGATGCTAACTCAATATCAGTTGCGTTCAATACAATTGTAAATACGAGAATTCCATCATCAAGAAGTCAGAATTATCCATATACTAATTCATTCTTTATTGTGAATAAGATTTGGGACTCATCAATGGCGACAATGGGTAAACCTTCGGTTAAGCTCAAGGGTGGCGTAAGTTTTGAGTATGCTCTTCGTTTGCTCATTTTCTGTGGAAAAATTGTTATGTCAGGTGTTAAGAAACTACAGGCAACTTTGAAAGGTGAAAAGTATGTGTTCGGAACCGAAGCGCCAATTTCAATAAAGAAGAACCATTTGCCGACTCCGTATAACGTGACATATGAGGGAGAAATAATTTGTACAAGTCATGGTATTATTGCTGAAAGTGAAATTGAAGAATATAAGAAAAAGGTTCTCCCTGATATTTTGGCTCAATTAAAATCGGGTGATACGAGTGGTAAACTTAAAAATGCAACAGTAGATGAAATTGAATTTACTGAAGAAGAGTCTTTTGAATAACTTAAAAAGAAGGGATATTTGTCCCTTCTTTTGTTTTTATTAAAAATAAAACCTATATTTGCAAAAGAAAATTTTTAATTATGAGAAATATTAATAATATTAGGGAGGAACTGAAGGTAGCAAATGATGCTTATAGAGAAGGGACTCCAATTATGAGCGATGTTGAATATGATGCTCTTGAACAGGAACTTAGAGATATGAATCCTGATGATGAATGGTTCAAGAAAGGTGTGAATGATGAAAAACCTAAAAGTAGGGAGATGAAATTACCTTATCCAATGATGTCTTTAGATAAGATTAAGAATTATGATGACCTTATTGCTTGGATGAAGAAATTTCCTTATGCGACGTTTATCATTACCCCTAAATATGATGGCCTTTCTGTTGGAATGAGTACTGATAAATCGTGGACGAGGGGAGATGGAACAACAGGGCAGGATTGTACTGAACATGTATCGGCAATTTATCTTAAACCAAGCATTTCGGAAAAAATGGTTGTCCGTGGGGAGATTATAATTGACAATGCCGATTGGAAAAAGTTTAAGGAGATTAATGAGGGTGCCAAGTCCCAAAGGAATTCCGCAACGGGTTTGATTAACGGAGATTTTGATAATGGTAGGAAGAATGAGTACGCCCTTTTAAGAGTGATGCCATATGAGATTCAAGGTTCCACGACGAGTAAGGAGGAGCAGTTGATGGCATTGATGAATCAGAACTATGAGAAGGTAACAAATCCACATCATCTTACTGAGGAAAAGTTGTTGAATATGTTTATACAGTGGAAACAACTATATCCAATTGACGGCCTTGTGATAGATGTTAATGAGGATGTGCATCGACATAGTGTCGAGGCTAATGGTAATCCAAGTTATTCAGTCGCTTATAAGCATCCAAGTTTTTCTGAGGTTGGTTATGGGGTAATTGACCGAATTGAACGTAGTGTTAATAGGGAGGGTGTTGTAACTCCGGTTCTTATTCTTAAGGAGTCTATTAATCTTGCGGGTGCAGATATACAGCGGGTAAGTGGGATTAATATGCGATATATCCATGATTGGATGCTTTATCCTGGGGAAATGGTGACTGTTATTCGTTCAGGAGAAGTAATTCCTAAGGTAATTGGGGTTGGTGGTAAGATGATTCCTTTCAGAGAAGAATATAAGACGGTCAAGGAGTATGAAGACGCATATGCGGTTGCTCTTCAGGAGAGAAAGTCTTGTGTTACTATGCTGATGGTTGATAATTATGAGGTTAATTCATTGGATGAATGTCCTATATGCGGACATGAGTTACAACCTGTTTATGGGCCTGATGGTGATTGGTGTGAAATGGCTTGCGTGAATGATTACTGTAAAGGAAGAAGACTGTCTTCTTTAGTGAAATTTTTTGAAATTGCGGGCATTGATGGTTTTGGTGAAAAGACATTTACCCAATTATTTGAATGTGGTTTAGTAGAAAACTATTTTGAGGTCTTTGGCCTTCAATATGATGACCTTATTGGCCTTGATGGATGGGCTGATGTTAGCGTCAATAAGTTCTTATCTGAACTGAATAGGATTAAGACTGAACTTCCGTTTGCAAGGTTTCTTCATGCCACAGGATGGTTTTCCGACCTTGGCGAAAAGACTCTTCAGAAGATAATTGATGCTCGTGGAATGGATGGTTGTGCAATGGATTATCTTCTTACTATTGAGGGTGTTAAGGAAATTACTGCTCAGAAATTCATTGATGGATATGAGAAACTTATATTTTGGAATGAACTCGTAGAGGATTTTAAATTTTCATATGTCACAACCCCGGTATCTGAAGGCCCTCTTAATGGGATGGTTGTTTGTGTGACAGGTTTTAGAAACCAAGAAATGTTTTCGAAGATTGAGGAACTTGGTGGTATTATTGGTGATGGCGTTACAAAGGCCACGACCTGTTTGATTGTTAAAGACTTATCTTCAAATTCAAGCAAGATGAAAAAGGCTGAGAAGATGGGTATTGAAATTATGGATATTGATGGTTTTACTGAAAAATATTTGAAGTAATAAATGGTAATATATTACCATTTATCCCTTATTTTTGTATTTAAATGGTAATATATTTACAGTTATATTAATCATTATATACGATAAGTTATATATAAAAAACTGTTATAAAATAACACATGTGATAAGTTATAACCTATCATATAATATAGAAAAATAGGAGTTTTTAGTTATTATATGATAGGTTGATAAAAATGGTAGAGGAAAACTATAATGGAAAGGGATTTTGATGAAACATGGTTTGATGATGAAATTGATGACGATTTCTTTTTTTGGGATGGAGAGGATTTTGAGGAATTTTTTTCTGGTTTAGATAATGAGGGGGAGTAAAATAATGGCACAACCTGTAAGACAGAATATTATTGTTTCTCACCCTGAATTGGCTGAGAAACCGATTTATACTTTATTGGTGGATGGGACTAATGTTCTTAAGATATGTGAGGTTGCGAATAAAGTTAACACTCGTGGCGAGGAATATGGTGCATTTTTCACGTTTTTGGTGAAGATGAAGAACCTCCTTAAGAAAAAAGATTTTGATTATGTATATGTTGTCTTCGATGATGATAATAGCGGTATAATGCGTTATAGGTTATATAATGAATATAAGGCTAATAGAGACAAGAACTATGATGCATATATGGAGGGTGAATCGGATTATGCTAAAGCATATAATGAGAGCCTCCGTAAGATGAGGTCCGCTATCTTTTCAAAGAAGAAGCCAAAGAAGGATAAAAGTCCTGAAGAGATAAAGAAGAAAGAGGATTTTGCCCGTCAACGTCAGATGTTGATGAGATATTTTGAAGAACTCTTCATAAGGTGTATATGTGATAGGGACACTGAAGGTGATGATATTATGGCATACTATGTTCTGAATAAGAAACCTAATGAAAAAATTGTGATTGTATCCGGAGATATGGACTTGACACAATTGATTGCACCTGATGTGTGTATTTTTAATCCCCGAACCAATTCGTTTGTCACATATGATAATTTCAGGACAATAAACGGCTACCCAAGTGAAAATGTGCTTATCAAAAAGATTTTTTGTGGCGACACTTCTGATAATATTGGTAACATTGATGGTCTATCGGAAAATAAATTATTTGAGATTATGCCTGAAATGAAAGATAGACCTGTTACGGTTAATGAGGTTAAAGAAAGGGCAAAGGAGTTGAATGAAGAACGTGTTAAAAATAAGAAAAAGCCTTTGAAATTTTTGGAAAATGTTGTTAACGGCATTTCAAGAAGAAATTATGAAGGCGATTTTTATGAGATTAATGAAAAACTGATAAATCTTCGCAAGCCTCTTCTTACTGAAAGTGCTTTGGAGGAAATAAATGCAATGAGGTATGCTACGATTGACCCTGAAGGACGCTCATTTGGAAATGTAGCAAATTATGTTCGTGAAGATGATATTCTTGAATTACTCGATTCAAATAAATTTTCAAGTTTTTTCATTGAGTTTAATTCATTGGCTAATAGAGAAAAGATGAAATTTGCAAAAGAATATGGTAAAAAATAGTTTTGTATTATCAAATAATATTTTTATCTTTGCATTTAAGAATCAATGGAATTTTTAGTATGTTTAACAATTAATAGTATTTCAAAATGGTTGAAGTAAAGAAGTCTGTTGAAGCGAAAGACTATAAAGAACGCTTCGAGTTCAAGTTGACTGTAGGTGACAATATTATTTGTCAGAGGTATTTCAAGATTTTCAATTTTAATCCAACAAGTCTCAAGTCTGAGGATATTCTTGATACAATGAGATTTCTTGCGGATATGATTGACAAGGACCTTAAGGATAAGTCTGCCATTTACATGGAGATGATGTGCCCTCAGATTTTTAATGATGAGGATGAGATGTACCGTTTTTTTGCTGACCCTTATAATCAGAAGAGAATGCGTGGAGGTAACGGTATTGTTGTAAAGAAC